GTTGGTATGGTATGTGAAGCTAGGCGCCCCCCAATATTTCCGTGATAGGTATCAGGTATATGCTTCACACGGGGCAGTACGGTGTAGTGTATAGAGACATGACCACAAACATGCACTGAATGTGTAAGGTTCTGTTTTGGACAATTGATTGGTTCTGTGCCAGGCGGCGCCGTTCCCCAACGACTCCAACCCCCCGAAACAGGCCTGATCAACCGGTTTTGTGTTATTTATGTTTTATTCTTAGTTTAGCCTCATCATTGGAGGTTAGGGTAAAGATGTGTGTATGTGTATCGAACAAAGGACAATTAACTTGCCTCGATATAAAGTGCCGTAAGCTAAAAGCTGTGCGTTGTTGTTGTATGGTTACCAGAAGAAATTGCCACATAAGTGGAAGCAAGGTTTGAACCAGGGATTGACAACTTGAGTTCGGAGCGGGAAGTAACAGAAATTCGGAACAAGGTAATCATTGAGGTAGTGGCCTTGGTAAAAGACACGACCTCCAGACTTGAACTTGCATCCGGTACCAACTGAATACCGCCATCGAAGGAGTCACCCGTTGCTCGAACCGTCATGAAGTATGTGCCTGGTGATTGCATGACAATGTAGTCATTGTCAGCAGACTTATGGATGGTGTAAGCATCTACTCCAATTAGATCGGTGGTTTGACCAATAGCATCGCCAAATATGTGTGTTGCATTTGTTGACGCGAAAACGTCAGCAGATGCTGCACATGAAGCGGGCTTGGGTGTGTACAATTCTATCTCGTAATCAACAAATAATTGACCGACAGCAGTAGTATCATCTGCAGTGAGAGAAGTAGCAAGATAAAACTTTCCAAAATCGTAAGTTTTGATGTCAGATTCTGCTACGTTGCCGAGTCGGGTATATAAAGTGTCAGGTCTAGTCGCCAAATTTATAACAACCTCGTTGCTTGACCAAACAGATCCCTCGTTGGATGAAGGGTATTGAAACAGAGTAACTGCATCAAACGGATCCTCATCCTTAACGTCAATTGTATAAGCGAGAGTCACTCGACCACGTTCACTGGTGGATGCCACTGGAACATAGACAAATTTGAGTGATTTAAACTTATACCTTTGATGGGTGTTGGCAATTGCAGACAACCAAGGGAATGTACTAGATAGACCTGGTTGAATGATAAACGATTTGAGCGAGAAGTTAGTGTTACCAGTAACAGTGGTTACATACTCACGGTTACAAATGGTATAACTACCCTTGGTTGATCTAAATCTTGGCGCTGGCTTCCTTGTGCGCACATTATATGCCACTGGTGCTGCGCTAGATCCTGATATAATCGCATCAGTTAGCTGCCTTCTCTTGGTTTTGTTCTTTTTACCTTTTAAACGTTTTGAAAGAAAATTATTGACACGTTCAGGTGTAAGGACACGACCAAGAGTCATAGCGGCCGCGTTAATAAGTTGCTGTCCCTGCGGAGAGGCAGCATAGTTGACGTATGGTACTATTGCTTGCATTTTAATTGCTGGGTGGTGGGTAGGGTTAAATCTTAATCTGGGTGGTAAGATTTCTAACCGGGCCAGGAGCATACACTATATCAAACTCCTCATAGGCTGATTCAATTGCGATCTGATGATCTGGCAATATACCGAACGCTTTCCAGAAAGAGAACCTCGCCTTGGTGGTTGGTTCGGCAAAGACATTGCTCATGCCCCTACTTAACCATTGTAACCCACTTTCGATTTGTGCTCCTTGAGTTGCAGCCTTGACATTCATGTCCAACATCTTGTAAAACTTACAAAATATTGGAATGTCACCTGCTAAAGCTTTACCGCAATCGGATATTGCTTGCATTTGTGCTTTCCATGCTTTAATTGAATCAAGTGATTTGACTGAAATGAGATCCTTGGACAAACATGTCTTCGGGTTTCTCATCATTCTCCAGATTTTGCCGTCATATATTGGCTGACTTTGGCAAAACACGACCCTCTCCAATACATATACTGGTTCTTCTACCACCATGGTATAACCCATGGCGTCAAAGAAGTTAGGTATACCTTGCATTGTGTCTAGGTGTTTCTTGTCCATTATGACAACGCAATCGTCGCCGTTGTTGACAAGTTCGTATTCTCTAAAATCACCAAAATAACTGTAGATTAATGCACACATTATCAGACAGTTTCCTAACCCAGTATTCATATCTCCGGACATACGACAGCCAACCGTCTGGTACTTAATCGTACCGTCCACGTTGTTTATGTATCCACGGTTATGAATTTGTGCTTCTAACAGTTCTCTTAACCTTGAACTGCGAGGGTAGAACTTCCGATAAATAGAATGTTCCCACCTAAGTATCTCTCGGGAACAGTGTTGATCAAATCTGGAGGCGTCTAATCCTATGGCCACGGGATTGCGGAATCTCGACCATTTCGCATGCATGAGTTTCCCCTGCTGTATCGCATTCATGCCTTTGAAAACGGTGGGCGACCCGAACACCGCTGCTATGATATCATAGACCTTATGTTCGATTGGCTTTAAATAACAACCTAACTCTACATTAAACCTTGGTGACCTAGGTTGTATCAACCTAGGTACAGGATCGACTTTACTAGTAATATCTGTCTTCTCTGTTTTCACAAACGCTGAGACATATGCATCTTTCTTTCGAAGTGGGGTATGTAACAATGACTGAGCTGCCCGCTCATAGAGTACCTTCCGTTGACCGACGTAAGCATCGACAAATTGTTGCCGAGTCCATCTGGTGATGTACATGGGTATTCCCTTGCTAAACCTGCATTCGAATTTAATTAGCTGTCGTCTCAGACCACGAACTGGTTGGGGCGGCCGGGTGAAACCACCCTTACCGTCTTTAACATAAAATACCCTTTCCAACACAGCCCGTAGCGAATTTTGTAGATTTGAGTTGTGCGCGTTAAAGTGGATGTTCGCCAAACAATCCACTAGTGCATTAACACGTCTTAGTTTAGGGGTCCCAATGTGGTGTGTGACTTCCATACCGACTAAACCATCTTTAAAGGTTGCTGCAGGCCATAATCCCTGCGGTACTAAAGTAGATGTGTTTAATCCTGTCACCCACACTGGGCCACCCTAATTGCGATTGCCTGGGTAGTCACCATATATGAACCTTGAATATGGTGCTACCTGTTCCTTAAATTTCAGCATGCGCTTGGCTTCCAACCTGGTCGGACAAAACACTAACATTCTAATATCTGGCATATCCCTTACAATATGAGAATGTCGGTGCCCAAGGCTTTTCATGTATTCTGTAGCCTTGTTTTCCATAACCATATGGTTGGCCATGGTATTTTCCGGAGCTCGTCCACCAAACTCCGCACGTACCACCAATGCCACATGTGTAATAAAATCTCCCCTCTTCTTCTTCTGCCGAGACCAAGTTTTCACAATCGCCTTGATTTCTTGGACCTCCTCCCCTGAGTTTAGGACTTGGGATGTTAAATTATCATCAACCCTTGTCATGTAATCATCCATGATGTCTTGCAAACGCCTGATAGTCTGATCCGGAGGATTTAATAATCTTCTCAATACGAACAGCCCTAGTAATCCTGCAGAACCTGCTACTATGACTAATTCCATATCTTTCGGATCAGGTGGATAAGCTTCAATTCCGCTCCAAGCCTCCAGCATAGCGACATTGGCGTCTAAAACAGTATCATACCAATCCGCTACGGAGGAGAGCAAGGCGCGGTTACTCGATTTTATTATCTCAAGTACGCTTGTTGTCATCGAATATAAAAACATTTTTGGTGTGGGCAGAAGAAG